CGGCATATCTCACCACTACCTAAATCAAAAAAGGCTGATCCTGAATATAGAGGAAAACCTAGCATGTTATGGTATGTATCCTATTCTGGCTTTGTAGGCCACGTAATAGAGTTAGGAAACCCAGCTTGCTGTGGCACACCCAAAAGGTTCGTTCTGTAGTTTGTCCATTCCGTCTGTTTGTCAGAAGCCAGACTAGCCCAGCGCAAAGGGTTTGACACCAAAGAGTCAACGACTGTGACTAAAATGGTGTCACGTTCTTCACGAATATTTGCTGCCGTTTCTGCGTCCAACTCTGATTGCGTAGGGGCAACATACTCTTCAAAGTTAGACCCAATCAAAGTCAGTAGGGCATTGTTGTCTATTGTCTGGTCTGTGTCCCAAGGGACTAACGTGTAAGGTATCCAGCCGTGGTCTGGGTGGTTAATCTCAACGTTCATACTTTGATTGTCAGCTTGAAGTGAGGCCGCATTGCGGACTTCTGAAATTGTTATGTCCATTTAAGAAACCCTTACCCATGTCGTTACGTTACTGCCGCCGTACGTACCAGTGCCGGGGCCACTATACCCCATACACCGCCACGATCCGGGTCTGGTGCCAGACTGTGTGCCGCCTGTTGCGCTTGCAGGAAAAAAAGCGTTCCCGTTCAGAAGAGTCCCTGCATTAACAACGGAACCTTGGTTGTAGTATAACAAAGCATAAGTACCCACAGCATCAAAATTAGTTGAAGCGCCAACTAATGCCCAAGTTAAACCGCCTGTATTGCCTGACTGCGCTGTAAGCGCATACCCATTTGTTGGGCCGTTGCTTACTTTTAAATTGGCTTCATCAACCACATTGTTAGCAATGGTCAATCCGCCAGAGCCAGTAACCTCTCCTGAGTGTGTCGCATTAGTAGTCTTAGAAGTGTTAGCTGAAATCGCATTTGCTTGGCCGCTTGTTATTCCAGTCTTAGAAGTGTTAGCTGAAATCGCATTTGCTTGGCCGCTTGTTATTCCAGTTTTAGCAGTGTTAGCTGTAACCGCGGTGTTTAACGTCTGCAAGTCAACGCCGTCTACTGTGCCTGAGACTGTTATGTTGCCTGTGACTGCCAACGCGCCCCCAATAGCAGCATCATCCGTCACAGTAAGGTCATCCCCTACAGTGATATCACCAGACACATTCAGATTAGTGACGCCTAAAGTACCAATCTCACCCATAGCTGCGCCAGAACCCGCGCCATCCGAGTAGACAACCTTAGTTTGACCTGTTGGAATTGTTACATTGGCCCCAGACCCTTGCGAGATAATAATACTTTGAGAGCCGCTTGTACCGTTCTCAATGTACCATGTCTTGCTAATAGAGTTGGGAGCGATTGTAATAGTGCAGGTGCTGTCTAGCGTTCCTGTATACTTCAAATACAGAGAGCGCCCCGGATCGGTGGCTCCATCTGCGATTGTAGTGGTGTGCGTATCGGCGTTAGTGGTAATACCTTCGGTGCCAAAGCTAAGAGCCTCTGAAATTAGTTCTAGGTTTGTGTTGGTTGTAGCGCCCCATGTACCAGATTGTTCGCCGTCACCAATCTCCTCTAGCCGAAGATCATTTCCATATGTACTAGCCATGTGAGTTTCCTAAGCAGGTAATTTGTTTAATTTATACCGCGCCTATTGTTAAGACGCAACGTTTTTCAGATTACGCGACTACGGGTATCCAATTTGCGTTATTTGTGGGGCTAATCTTCTCCCACACAAACGTACCACCTATTGCTCCTGTAGCAGATACACCCGTAACGGCGAAGGCTTGGTTTATACTAACAGTACCTACCGCACCTGTTCCAGAAACGCCTGTGGCATAGTATTCAAAAGAAACAGTAGCCGCGCCAGAAGACCCTGTTCCCGCTACCCCAGTAACAGTATGATTAGCTTTACCTTGAACAGTAACCGAGCCAACGCCGCCCGTACCAGACACACCCGTAACAGACATATTTACGGAGCTTGCCTGTGTTATGCTGCCAACTGCGCCTGTTCCTGAAACTCCAGTTGCATTTAAGTTAGCTTTACCGCTTACCGCTGCAGAACCAGACACACCTGTACCCGATACACCATTTACAGTCTGACTCACGCCGCTGGTGTTACTTGTCGTACCTATTGCCCCAGTACCAACAACCCCTGTTGCTGATTGGTTTACAGAACTCGTTTGAGTTATACTGCCTACTGCGCCTGTACCTGTGATCCCTGTTGCGGGTATGTTCGCCGTTAGGTCTATTGTAACGCTACCTGTCGAGCCTGTACCTACCACACCACTTGTGATGTTGGCGTTAATGCCAACCCTAGACGTAGGGGCACCTACTGAACCTGTCCCAGAAACACCCGTTACAGGGATTACTGAGTTTGAAGATACAGAGGTTGCACCGACTGATCCTATAGAGTTAAAGCCAATTACCGCAAGATTACCATCAGACTCAGTGACAACAGTGTTAAGCGCAGATGTGCCGCTAACCCCTGTAACTGCTATGTTAGCTACGCCCGTAGTGGTCACTGACCCTACTGACCCTGTGCCTGTTATACCTGTAGCAGTTAGGTTTGCGACTCCAATAACCGTTACAGAACCTACTGATCCCGTGCCTGTTATACCTGTAGCAGTTAGGTTTGCAGCGGCAATAGTTGTTACAGCACCTACTGATCCTGTGCCAGCTATACCCGTAACAGGTTGAGTAACACCGCTAGTAGTGCTCACACTACCAACAGCACCTGTACCCGCTACGCCTGTAACGGATACTCCTACTTGTAGACTATTCCAAGAGCCAGAACTCCAACCACCACGGCCCCAGCCAGAAAAAGGTAGTGGCATGGGTTATCCCTTCACTTAGGCGATGCGGATAATGGCGTTACTTGCGTCTGCGGTTGGCATCACTACTGTAAAGTCACCAGAACTCGCAGCTTTGTCAGAACCAAAGTCTAGCACACATACGGTTGGATCACCTGTTGCGGCTTCGTTAAAAATTAAAGCGCCGCGAACAGCAGAAATAGTCACGTTGCTAAATACAACATTGTTCATATCTACAAGGGCCGTTGTGCCCGATGCGACAGGAGTAACTGTGGTTACAGCATTCCCTTTAGCAGTATAATTTGTGCCACTAACCTCATTGCCAGAAGTGTACGCAGTGGTAGCCGCATTAAAACTTGCGCTGTTGGTGTACAGCGCCAGCTTAAAGATGTTAGCTGCTCCGGTAAAATTGTGAACACCCTTCAAAACTTCTACTTTGAACGAAGTACACATAAAGTTGCCATTAAAAGCCATTTACATTTTCCTTATATATTCGGCTAGTTTTTTATGACCAGCATCACTGATTGCATTATATACAGTAGTTCTATCACTTTGAATAGCCTGTTTCATGTAGACTGCGATTACAGCCTTCATCTGTTCTTTGTACGCTAGAGCTTGATCTCTAATCGCGGGGGGCGCGTCACTAGCTACGGCCATAAGACGGTCAGCGCATAGCTCCGCGACCTCTTCTGGAGTAAACCCTCGGTTGTTAGTAGTTTTAACCCCAACACTACCAACAGACATCTCAAATGGCATGTTCATTACTGTTTCCCTCTTATAATCATCCCAGTGCGGTATTCATCTGTAACTTCTTTTGACTCGCCCAAAGATTTTAAGCCCATTATAGCTTCCCCGAAACGTTTTTCATATATTTGTTGCAAGTCGGCTTCACCCTTCATAAATATATACGCTTCCATTAAGCTGCCATAAAGCAACGCGACTTCCGCGTTTTCACTAAGCCAAGTTTCAGTTGCGTCCGAGCCTATTGCTGCCAGCGTACCCGTAGCCCCACTAGAGCTTCCGGTTAACGTTTCCCCCACAACAAAATCTCCCGCGGGTATTACGACACTCAAGGTACTAGCGTTTGTAACAGAACCAACCTTTGAAGACTGCAAGCTGGTTGAACCTGTAACGGTATCCGAAGTTGTGAACGTTCCGTTGACATTGGAGAGAGTTATAACAAAACTACTAGATGTTATACTAGCTGGACGGTAAAAATAATGTAATTCCGCCGGAAAGTCACCGCTAGGACTAGGCCCTAAAATAAAATTTTCTACATCAAACTGTGCATAAAATCTAGGCAACCCTTTTGTTGCAGGATTTGGGTTAAAGGATTGAACAAAATCAGGGTCTTTAAAATCAACAAATATTTCTTCGTTACTTGAAGTGAATGACAAGGAAAAGGGCGCTAGAAAATCAGAAGGGACGGCTAAATACTTGCTTGTATCGGACATAACCCCTGTTGCATTTTTTCTAAAAAGACTAAGTTGAACGTTTTTTAAAATGCGTTCTTCTGAGTTTTTTATAAATACGGGCAGGTTCCTGACAAACGTAGGCTCGTCATTCTCTGTATAATCTTTTATCGCGGTTTTTAACGTTGTGTATGTATAGCTCATTTGTTCACCTATGGTGTCACACTATTGTTATGTTTCCGACCATACCGCTGTGGTTGGTGCATTGATAAACTAAGGAAGAGTCAGAGGGTTCATGCGGAACAATAAACTGTGTTAACCCTGTGGTTGAATTATAGTTGTTAGTTACACCCGTTGTAAAAGCAGAGCCCCCTGCCGATACTCTTATCTGCAACGGGTGTGCGCTTACATTAGCTGCGTTATTTAAAAGGTACGTGTGCCCTTTGTAGAAAGTAAAGTTTGGGTTGTTCCCAGATGTAGCTCCGGGGCCAGTAAATGTATAGGCAGTCGATCCGTTTACACCCGCAGTATATTTAGTAACAGGCCCAGTTGTCTCATCGTTTAATCTGACCCACGCACCGCCATGTCCAAAATATAATCCACCCGTCGCGTGTACATGCGCCACTGCGCCATGATAGGACCCCGCACTAGGTAAATCGCTTAAATTAGCGTAATAGAAAACAATCTTATTTGCTCCAGAACTTACATTAATAAGACCGTTACTGTCTATTATATCTGTGAGTGTAGAGCCGTTCCCAATAGCCGCGTATATTTCAGTGAAGTTTGCATTTATCTTGGTGGCACCAGAACGTAGTGTGTCCCCGTTACCATCATTTGCGTTACTTCCTATACCTACGGTTTGTTTAGTCATGGCTTAACCCTCGTCAAAAGTATCTGTTGTTGAGTCTAACGTAACCGACGTACTGTCAAATCTTGGTGCGGACCCTGCAATTACGCTAACGGCACCTACGGAAGCAGTACCTGCTATACCTGAAACGTTGACCGAAACTCCAGTGACATTTGAAATAGTTAACGTAGCTAAACCAACCTGCCCAAACATTGACGGAGAATCCGGAATACTCGTCGGCATTTCAGTGGTTCCGCTGGTAGACCAGTTACCGTTTCCAAGATAAATTATTCCGTTGGTAGTTATGACCTGAAATGCACTTGTTCTGTCCGGTGTTTGAGGTCTAGCATCTTGCAAAGCTTGCGGATCAGAAACCGTTCTGAACGGACCCAGTTGTGGCTGCTT